AGATGATATTGTTGTAATATTTGATGTTGATGTATTTGAACAAGTTGGTACATCACAAATTAAAACTTCAAGTAATACATTTACTCAATATGAAGATTTTAGTACTCCTATTACTTTTAGGCCAGTGATTCAAAATGCAAATAATGCTGTAAACTTCTCAATTGATGTAACTATGAGAATTTACAATCAAACAGATAATACTCAAATTACAAAGAGAGCAAGTTTAACAACTTCACAAGCTTCTAGATACGGAAAGAAATTAGCTAGATTAAAGATTGATAGTCCTAATATAATGACAGAAGTCTATAATATATTACCTAGTTTAACTTCTAATAAAACAGTAGAGGGTTTTATTACTGATAATCTACCTAGACCCGTAAAATATGTACCAGTCTTTTTAGAAAGATATAATGTAATTGCATCTAGTGCTAGAGTAGACTTACAAAGATTAAGTTCTGGTTCTGGCTCTGGTAGTGGTGTTGGTAGTGAATTATTAGCAAGCGTTGAAGAATTAGAAACTTCAGAGTTCGTAAATGAAGGAGACTTAAGTATTTCAATCCCCCCATTCGCAACTTATGTAAAATTTGTTATTGCTAAAAAGAGAGGTGATGATTTTGAATATATCTCTTTTGAAAATGCAGAGCTAGTGATATTAACCTTTAACGATGGTAATACCAAATTGAAGTTTAACCATGTCTATAATAAAGATATTGATATGGGTAAAGGTGAAGTCTTATTTAAGATTAACGAACAGAACGCTAACACAATTAGAGGTATGAAATCTAAGACATTCTATATTAGTTTAGATAATGGCACAGATGAAACCATGGTAACAAAAGGTAAATTCACACTTAGCTAATGGTATTAAATAGTAGAAATAACGCATACGATTTTAGATTCCCAAGAAACTTTATCCCTGATGAAGTGGCTGAGAAGTACAGAGCATATTTGAATAAAGTGCCAGGCGGTCTGTTAGCAGAACCAATTGATTTTGTCAATTACTCTATTCAAGGCCTTAATATTCCTGGTATATCGTTTGACCCAATTACGCAAGCCGATAATGATGGAACAACAAGATACCATAGAGGAGCTGTTCCAATCCAAAATACAATAACTAGAGAATTTACGGTTACGTTTCAGTTATTAGATGGGTTTATTAATTATTGGGTTATGATGGATACGCTTCTATATTATTACGCAAGACAAACTAAAGAGCCATATATTGAACCGATGACTCTTAGAATTCTAGATGCGGAAGGTGCCTCTGTAGCTTATATGGAATTCAATAAAATAATTATGAACTCAATTAATGAGTTAAATCTAAACATGGCTGAAAATGTAGCAGACTTTAGTACATTTGAATGTACATTCTTCTATAATAAACTCGACCTAAGATTAGAAATAGATTAAACGATATATACATTATGAAAACATTTAATGATTACTTAGTTGAACAACAACTCACAGAAACTGATATGGCTCTATTAACAGAAGGCCTACAGTCTGAGTGGACTCCTGAATTAGAGGAAAAAGTTGACCAAGCTCTAGAAGAGTTTGTAAAACAATACTTAAATGAAGAGACTGGTGAATTTGATTTAGACAGATTAGAAGAAGACCTAGTTGAAGAGGGTCTTTTAGGTTCTATTATCGGTGGTTTAACCGGTTTTGCCTTAGGAAAATCTATCGGTAAGATGTTAGCTAAAGTACTAGGTATTCAAAAAGGTATATTCTACGATCTATTAACCTCCAGATTAGTCGGTGCCGCTCTTGGTGCTGCGATGGGTAAAAGATTCTAATTTGAATTTAGTTACTGTTGACTTCTCGCTTAATTCCCCTGGTATTTGTGTCTGGCAATCTGACACGAATGAATATCAATTTATCTCATATATTAAAGCTGGCTCTGGTACAAAGGCCGAGCAAAAACGTCAAGAAGAAATAAGTACTTTCTCTGATGTGACGCTAGTTCATCAACCCGATTGGAAATCTTCAGTTGGAGATTACTCTAAGAACGAGTTCGCAAAAATCAAGAGATACATTAAGACAGCCGACGATATTATTAACCTAATCGTCAATATAACTAAGACGAAACAAGATTATCATATAGCATTCGAAGGTACATCATACGGTTCTAAAATGGGAACTAATAATATGATCGACATGGCAGCAGGAGCTGCGATCCTTAAAGAACAAATGATAAATCAACTCGAGGTCAAAAATTTACTGACTGTTGCACCTACTACAATTAAGAAACATGCTGGTAAAGGGAATATGAATAAGTTAGCTCTTTGGGTTGCCTTCTTAAATAATATAGTAGATAGTCCAGAGTTAGCTAAGACTTCTTTATTTAAGTATTGTGTAAATGATATAGGTGGTGAGGTTAAGAAAGTTCCGAAACCATTTGATGACCTAGTCGATGCCTGGTTCCTTAATCATTATTTGCTTCAGCAACTTGGGGAAAATTTGCCAGACTAACCAAATCTGCTTCAAACCGCGGGACTCCAAAACTGTCCTAATCTCTGCCTTCAGCCTAGTCTCTGCCCTCAGCCCTGGAATGGTACTTATCTTTCTTTGGCCTTAAAGACATGCCTTATATGCGAGTTCCCAGAAAAGGTTTCAATTTTATTCAACTTTTTTTCAAGTCTTAGTTCTTCAGCTATTTCAAGCCGTTTAAACTCACGCCTTTCCCACTCCATTTCATAGCGTTGGCGTGATTGCATTTCCCAAGGTCTGTGGTCCCAAGACATAGGACACCTCCTGTATTTAGTTGTTGATTATAGTTAAGAGTAGTAAACCATCCTGGCAGGAATTACAACCTTCCAGTTACATGAGTCACAACATTTACCCCTAGTTTTTATTGGGTCTGGATTGTTACCGTATTGGTCTTTAATAGTCTTCTCGCAAATTACACATTTAAAATCTTTCATATTAGCAGTATGATTTAATTTTGTCCATTTCTTTTTTAATTTCGACGCATGCTTCAGAATACCTATCTACTTCAGGATATTTAAACCCTAACCAGAGCATATCAATGTTTGCTGGACCTGCGCCACCAATATGGTCGTCAATCCACGTACAGAACGAATGGAGCGAGGCAGCCTCATCGATGTATAAACTTTCCTCTATATAATAATAACCCTCTAGAAAGCTTCCAGTGGTCTTAGCCCCCATTAAAAGAAGCGTTTTGTTTCTCGACGACAATTTAGTATGTTTCTTCATAGCGTCTAATTTTAATTGGTATTCGTAGTGTGGATTACTCATGTTTATTAGTTTTTAATTACAGTACTAATATACGAAAAATAATTGACATAAAAAAATTCTGACGCAATTATTTTGTAAAAAAGTTATTAACATATTATGAAGAAACAAATCTAAATTTAGATATATAATATGTATAATAAACAAAAGTACTAATTGACATGTTGATAACAGCGGACTACTTTCGTCTCAGCGAAATCCTAAAACAAATGGTGGAAGCTAACGCAATCACTTCGAAAGAACGTGAGGACTTACTACACAAATCAGGGCTGATTAAGCAAGAGGATGGCAGATGGAAGGAATTACCTACAGACCCGAGGTCTGGGTACAATCCAGCTTATTTAACACTAGATTGAAACTATTGTATATTGTACAACTATAAGGAACTGAAAGAACATTAAAGTAATTTCAAAGTAATAAACATTTTAAACAATTTTAAGTATTATGAGTGATTCATTTGACATTTTTAATCTTGGCGTAGAAGACGTAGAAACGCATCAGCCAGAAAGAACAACCGTAAACGAAGTTTACAAACCAACTGCCGATGACGGCAAAGACGGAACTTACAAAGCACTAGTGCGTTTTGTTCCAAACCCAGAGAACCCAAGAAAATCTCTGATTCAAAAGTACGTACACTGGTTAACTAACTCTAATGGAGATGGAAAACTAGTGGACTCTCCACAAACTATTGGCGAGCACTGTCCAATTGCAGATGTATTCTGGAAATTGAGAAAGTCAGATTCAGCAGTAGACAGAAAGTCTTCTGAGAAACTAAAGAGACGCCAACAGTATTATTCTCTTATCAAAATTATTAAATATCCACAAAACCCAGAACTAGAGGGTACTTACAAAGTATTCAAGTTTGGTTACAAGATCAAAGAGAAAATCGACTCAGAATTGAAGCCTGATTTCGGTGAGCCAACACAAGTATTCGACCTTTTCGAAGGTAAGAACTTTGAGTTAGTTATCACAAGACAAGGTGAATATAATAACTATGATAAGTCGAAATTCTCAGCTAACAAATCAGCTATCGTAATGGGAGACACTCCAGCGGAAAGATCTCAAGATAGTATGACAGCTATTAAGGCAGAACTAGAAGGCGCTCCTTCACTTGCAGGCTATGACTACAAAGCTTGGGATGAAGACACAAGAGCATTCGTAAATAACGTTCTAAGAATGTATCTAAATCCAGGTGATTCTATCGCAGAGGTAACTTCAACTCCGGCTACAAAAACTGCTCCAAAGGCAGAGCCACAGAGAGAAGCAACTCCAGTAGCAGCTGCAACAGCAACAGCAACTAAGACTGAAGAACCAGCGAAGGCAAACACGGATGATGATTTAGATTCTTTCTTGAATGACCTCAACCTCTAATATACAAATAACTGAGGAGCTTAAGAGTAGAATTAAAGTCGCACTAAAACAAGTTTGTGTAGAACATCATACTACTCCTAACAAGCAACTACTTAAAGACATGCCAGGGCGTATAACCCTGGCGTGTCCTTATTGTGGTGACTCCCATGAAGATGATACCAAGAAGAGAGGTAACATGTATTGGGACACTTTACAGTATCATTGCTACAACTGTTCACACCACACCAATTTACACACGTTCTTAAAAGACCATCAAGTGAGAATGCCTAATTCAGGCGACTCATTTACTATTATTGACTATATTAAAGCCAATAAGACTCAGGTTAGCCAAGAACAAGTATTACAAAACGCCTCACTTGCAAGCGTCCAAGAGAAGGCACTAACTGTAGCAGAGTTTAAACAGATATTTGGCGCTAAAAAAATTGAACCAGGAGACTGGATATGGTTTCAGCTTAAAGATAGGCTGTTACACAATAAAGCTGATGAGTTCTTATTTTCCCCTAAAGGTAATCGCCTTTGGATTTTAAATAAGGGAATGGAAGGTAAAATTATCGGCGCACAATCCAGACGAATGAAAGGCTATGGGTCAAGGTATTTGACTTATGATCTACCTAAACTCTATGAAGAGTGGAATAAACCACTTGAGTTACCACAAGAGGAATTAAATAAACTTGCAAAGGCATCAACACTATTTGGTATTATGCAGGTTAATTTCCAACAACCAGTAACTCTATTTGAAGGACCACTTGACGCAAAGTTTATGCACAACTCATTAGCATTGGCCACTGCCGGTCGATCGACAGAAGAATTTGATGAGATGGCAACAGTACGTTATATGTTTGATAACGATACTACAGGTAAAAAGAAAATGGCAGAGAAGCTAAAGAAGGGTAGACCAGTATTTATGTGGTCTAAATTTCTTACTGATTTTAAGCTAGATACATATAATATCAAGGACCTAAACGACTTGGTGAAAGTATGCTACCAGCAAAAATCAGATGCATGGAAGCAAATAGAAAAGTATTTCACATCAAGCGAATTAGATCTATGGTACGTATAGAAGAAATGGAAGATAAATTAGAAGACTTTTTTAAGGACTCCCAGAGATTTAAGGGCAATAAACTCATTGTGGGTTTTGATGCTGAAGAGTTTAACGTGGAGAGCAAAGACTTTGTTGTGGAAAAACCTAAACTTAAGAAGGGCCAAAAAGCCTCTAAGTTTGTAAGGTCAAATCCAAACAAAAAGTCATTGTTCTAATATAACTAATATGAGTAAAGAAAAGATTCAGGCACTGGACCAAAAGTTGAGTGCTCAAAGACAACAGTGGTCTGATACTATTAGAGGTCTTGCAAGGGGACTAAAGAAAGTAGATGGAATGGAAGAGGTGATAGCCAATGTGTTATCATCAAGACAGACCTGCGTAGATCAGATTGCATATCTAAACGTAAAGATAAGAGAACAGAAGATTGCGGTCTCTGCTAGATACAGAGAGGCGTATATCCGCTACTATAATTACGACTATAAACTAGGCGAGAAACAGAAAGAGAAGTTTCTAGAGAATGACCTAGCAGATGAGAACATGGTATTATCTCATCTTGAAAATCAACTAGAATTCTTTAGAGACTCAGTGAAGACCCTGGACAATATGGGCTTTGCAATAAGAAATAGATTGTCTCTAAACGGACTATAAAATGGAACTGAGTTTAACAGATAATAAGCAGTTTCTGCGTATTGATGAGGCGAGTGAACTAGAAATAGAACAACTCAATATTACATTTAATCGTAGAATTGAAAACTGGCGCTTTCACCCTCTTGTGAAGAAAGGGTTATGGGATGGCTATATCTCCTATATTAAGGATGATAAGTGGATTCCATCTGGACTTTGGAAAGAGGTGATGGATCTGTGTAAACAATACAAGTTCGAGTTAAAGATGAATGGTGTTACTTCACTATTCGATCCTTCGGTAAAACAAGAAGAGTTTACAAAGTGGGCAGAAGACTACTTTGATGGCCATGAATTAGACCCAAGAGATTATCAAATCGAGGCAGCATATAATATCCTAAAATTTAGAAGATGTCTAAGTGAATTAGCAACATCAGCTGGTAAAACCTTGATAACGTATATGGCTATTGCGTATATGTTAGAGAAGGGCAAGGCTGGAAGGATATTACTTATTGTCCCAAACGTTTCGTTAGTTGTACAGGCCTCTGAGGACTTTATGGACTATAACTGGCGTAATGCAACGAATATTAAGGTACAACAGATCTATTCTGGTCAAAAGATTAGACCAGGTAGAAACATGGTAATTGGTACGTATCAATCTCTTGTTAAGAAAGATAAAGAATATTTTGAACAGTTTGACGCTGTAATTATCGATGAGACTCACAAGGCTAAGTCTACCTCTATTAAAACAATTCTACAAAAATGTACTGCTGCAAACTATCGATTTGGACTCTCGGGGACAATTCCAAAAGCAAAGACGTTAGATAGATTAACCCTAATGGCACATACAGGCCCTGTAATTACAGAGGTCAATGCGGCATTCCTTCAAGATGAAGGTCACATTGCAGGTTGTAATGTGAAAGTAATAAAAATGGATTATGCACCTCAGAGCACAAAGAATGCTTTTTATGAGATGTCTCAAAACAGATATGAAAGTAAAGACGTTTTCAGATTTGAAAGTAATTATGTCATCAATTCAACAGGGCGTTTGGCTTTCATTTGCAACATTATTTCCAGAGTACGTGGGAATAGCCTTGTTCTTTTCCACCGAATCGAACACGGTAAAAGAATTTATGAGAAACTGCGCCAAGATAGTGACAAACCCATCTATTATGTGGACGGTAATACCGACAAGGACATCCGTGAAGAATACAAGAAGAAGATGGAAGCAGGTGCGCAGGTTGTCATTGTTGCCTCTTATGGTACGTTCTCAACAGGGATCTCGATTAAGAAAATACATAATATCTTCTTTACCGAATCGTTTAAATCGGAAGTCATAATTAGACAATCAATCGGTAGAGGGCTAAGAAAACACCATACAAAATCAGAGGTAAATATTATTGATTTTGTAGATGACTTATCATCACCAGACTGGGATAACTATCTTATTAGACATTCCAAAGCGCGTCAAAAGATCTATAAGGAACAGAAGTTCCCGTTTGAGATAAAAAATGTTACTTTTGACGGTGATATATAATACAATAGTAAAGTATTAAAAAATAAATTTAATAAAAATGGGTTCATTAAAACTACAATCTTTTGAAGATTTTGCTACAGCATCAAAAGCTGCTGCAGACTTAAAGCTTCAAGAGGAACAAAAAGCAGCTCGTACAGAGTCAGCTTATCAATTCGAAACATTATTATCTGAGTTCGGCGTTACATCTGTAAAAGATTTAAACGAAGAAGACAGAAACAAATTTTTTGCTAAGCTAGGTGCTTCTGAAGTATCTGAGTCTTTAGCTATCATTGAAGAAGGTACCAGATCACAAGTTGGTATTATTTCTAAAAGAGGAAAAATAGAGTCAGTGTATATGCACTACGATGGTTATCCAGACCACATGTTACCTACAATTAAGAAGGGTTACATGAACTCCGGAACAGTTAAGTTTTTACTTAAGAAAGGGGGTGGCTCAGGTTTGGAAGCAGATCCAAGTAAGATTAATTTCTACGGAGATAAAACAACTCTAAAAGGTGACGCTAAGAAAATCGACGATTATATTTCTGATGCTAGCGATAGAGCAGGAGCAGAATTCGTTTACCTATTTGATGAAAGAGATGGCAAATGGTATATGGCAGATGTATATGGAGATAAAGAATTAATTCCAGCATTTGAGTCACTAATTATTAATGAAGCATTTAAACCAAGTAAAGGTAATGCAAGAGACGCTAAGAAAGTTTCGAAGTTTTTGAACACATTCTTCATGAAGCATTCTGCAATTGCAAACTCTGATAGCTTTTTAGGTGCTTGTAGATACTTATTAGCTGAAGCCCTAACAGACGCTAACTTCCACTCATATAGAGATCCAGTAAGTAAAGCACTTGGTGGTAAGATTATTACTATCATGGTAGACATCGATAATTTAGGTGGCATGGCAATTCCTGTTGGTAAGAAAACAATTATTAACCTATTAGACGAACATTACTCTGGTCTAGCTAATGCAGCTGGATGGTCAGGTATCGGTATCGTTGAAGGTATGGCATTATTCTTAGATGGATTTGGTTACTCTCAACCAGCACAAAAAATAGTAGATGCATTTGAATTAATCTGGGCTAACGAGTCTGTGATGAATGAAGGTAATGCGTTCTTAGCTGCAAGAGCTAAAGCTATTGAAGAAGATGCTGAAGACTTTGAGTTTAACGGTAAGAAATTTCCAGTAATTAAAGAATCAAACGAAGAAGTTGAAGAAGGAAATGCATTTGGAGCTGCAAGAGCAGAGGCAATTGCAAAAGGCGAAAAGACTTTTAAAGTTGGCGATGAAGAATATGATGTAGAATCAGTTGACGCTGATGATAAAGAAAACGCAGAAGAATTTGTTGAAGAAACTGAAGAGGTTGAAGAAGGAAACGCATTCGGAGCTGCAAGAGCTGAAGCGATTGCAAAAGGCGAAAAGACTTTTAAAGTTGGCGATGAAGAATTTGACGTAGAAGCAGTTGATGCTGATGACAAGGAGAACGCAGAAGAATTTGTTGAAGAAGAAACAACTAACGAAGCAGAAGTAAAGTCTGATGAAGATTTTAAAGAGTATGCATTCTCAGTTTTACAACAAGCATTCGGTGACGAATTCGATGAAGAAAAAGCTCAAGAAGTTGTAGACGGTTTATTAACTAAACACGACGGTGACTATGGTGCAGCAGTTGGTGCATTACAATCATCGTTAGGATAAAAACAATCTAAAACTTCTTATGAAGAAACTATATACATTTAAAGAATTCTTAAGCGAGAAAGTCCAGGTCAATAACTTGGACAATTTCGTATTTGAAGGTGGGGCCGCTGGCCACATGAAACACCCATTCGATGACAACTCATTAACCTTTGCTGATTTTAAAACTATTGTAAGATCTGCGCTACAGGGTGGTTTAGATTTTGAACAGCAACCTGCTGAAAAGACAGATGGTCAGAATCTATTTGCATCTGTAAGGGATGGTAAAGCTATCTTCTCAAGAAACAAGGGACAACTTATTGCACCCCTAGATCTAAACGGGCTCATTAAAATGTTTGCAGACCACCAAGTACCTCTAGTTAGAGAGACCTATGTTACTGCAGCTAAAGATTTAGCAAAGGCACTTCCGAAAGTCAAAGACCAATCAGTATTTGATGGTGGCAAGAACTTTATCAACATGGAGGTTATCAATATTAAGAACCCTAATGTAATAAACTACGATAAAGGTAATCTGTTACAATTCCATAATCTAACTTATACAGATGGTAATGGTAATATAATAGGAGACGATCAGTCTGTAGGTACAGAAATATTTAAAGCTATCGAGAAGGTAAAGGCTAACGTACAAAAGAACTATACTATAATTCCCCCTCAGATTTTAAAACTAGCTAAAGATATAAACTTCGATGAGAGAGTCGGCTATTACGAAAAGAAGATAAATAAACTAAGAGATACTTATAGTTTATCAGACCAAGATGAAGTTAAAATGTATCATGAGGCTTGGTGGAGAAACCAAATCGAAGAGAACTTTGCAGACTTAGATCCAGCAATAAAAGAGGGACTCTTATTAAGATGGGCATATTTAGATAAACAAACTCTAAATATGAGAGACTTAAAGAAAGCAGTTACTCCAGAACAGGCAAAAGCTGTTAAGGATTTTGATGGTCAAAGAAACATAAAGTATAAAGAAAACATTCTACCCTTTGAGAACTTATTTTTAGAATTAGGTTCAGATGTTTTAAAGAATGCTTCTAATTTTGTCGCGGCTAGTCCGGATGAAGAGAAGGCTAGATTACAGAATCAAATTAGAACAGAGGCCGGAAAGATTAAAAAGAACGGCGACTTAAAACAAATAGAGAAAGTAGAAAAAGAATTAAAGAGACTAGAAGGTATTGGTGGTGTCGAATCAATCATGCCAACAGAAGGAATAGTCTTTAGGTATAAAGGTAAAACATTCAAGTTAACTGGTACTTTTGCCGCTATTAACCAGCTAATGGGTATTATTAAATACGGTAGATAAAAACTATTATGGCATTACAGAATTTAAAAACATATTTCGAAGGAGCTAATACAGTAGACGTTGACTCATTGTTAAATAATAAATGTATTATTGTAGAGAAAATAGATGCATCATCATTTCATGTAAAGAGAGATGGTTCAAATTTTTTATACTATAAGTCAGGGTCTAAGCAAGAGATGAATCTTGTAGATCGTACTATTGTAAGATATTACGAAAACGCTATTAGACATTTTAAATCTGTTTCTGAAGAAAATGTAAAAGATATGCCATTTGATTGGAAATTTGGTTTTGATTATTTAGTGGATAATAAAACTATTGATGTAGAATATGACCTATTACCAAAATCAAATTTAATCCTAACACATATACAAGTAATGCAACCTTCTAATCCTACTAAGATTAGAAAGGTAATCAGAGATACTAAAGTCTTAGAAAAATGGGCGAATAAATTAGGTGTTGCTGCGCCTCCAGTTTTATTTGAAGGTCTTTTAGATTCAGGACAGAAAGATAGTCTAAAAAGATTATTATCCATGTCAATTAATGAGTTTGAACAAACATTTGAAGATAAAGATAAACCATCTTTTACTAGAGTAGTATATGGCATCTTTAATGAAAATAAGAAGCAATCAGCTCTTATGAATGATTTATCTAAAGATGTCGCTGGATTTGTTATTAATTTTCATGATGGAAAGGAATTAAAACCTTTTAAATTAGAAAAGTTTAATAAACCACCTAAAGAAGATAGAAAGCCTTCTGACATGTATCAAATAACAATATTAGATCTTGTTGAACATTTAATTAACTATGATTTTAGTGAAGTTCAATTAGAATCAGAGACTACAGATAGAAGATATTTAGAATTATTATCGACGGTCTTTAATAATTATATTGAAAAGAATGCTACAAAATATATTGGAGCTAAATTTGATTCAGCAGATTTTTCTGAGTCTCCAATGTTTGAACTAAACCATAAATTTATTCAAAACGAAAAGACTTTAACTTTAGTACAAGATAAGATTTTATCTGAACTATTTAAAATTACACTAGGTTCTTTTAGAAAGAAAAGAACAAAAGAGACTGATATTATTAATAAAGATTTAATGAATCAAATGAATCAAATTATTGAAAAGATTGATTCTTTAGTAATGGCTAAAACAAATGAAGCAGACGTTATGAACTTTAAACAATATTTATTAAATCAAAATATTTCTAGCCAAGTTAGTCCAATTACTGAGGGTCTAACTGTAAAATATAAAGATCAAGGTAAGAAATTAGTTAATATGTTTGTTGGTAGATTTCAGCCATTTACATTAGGACATGCAAAGGTTATTGAAACTATCCATAAACAAAACGGTTATCCAGTAGTTATCTTCTTAATTAAGTCTAAGACTAAGAAGGCAGAAGATGCATTTAAGAGACCTTACGATGAAGAGACACAATTAGCAATGTTAGAGAGATTAAAGTCTTCATATCCAATTGAAGATGTAAAGATCTTACCAACTGCAGCTATTGATAAAATGTTTAATGAACTAAGACCTCAATATGAACCAGTACTTTGGGGAACTGGAACTGATAGAATGAAGGTATATGGTTATCAAGTAGATAAACAAGAATACAGAGATGATCTAGACGTTAGAGATGATTTTGGTCTATTTGAAATTCCAAGATCAGGTAAAAACATTTCAGCGACTCAAGTTAGAAATGCAATGTTAGATGATAACGAAAAACTATTTAAAAAATTAACTCCTAAAGGTGTCCACGGCATGTATGGAGAACTAAAAATGAAATTAGAAGACTCGATGGGTGTTGCTGCAGAATCTGCACAACCAGAATTCCTAACCTTCGATGATTTTTTAAAGAATATATAAACAAATATAGCATATTAATATGAAAAATATAAAAACATTTGAAGGCTTTAGAGAAGAAGGCTATAAGCCAACAAACGAGTCTATTCAATTCGGTTCTTATTACTATAATAGTAGAACAGCATTTGGTGAGTTTAGCGATAACCTACCAGAAAAAGGCGATACAAAGTATTTAGTATTTGCTCATAATGAAGTAGACTTCTATGGTCAGAGAATTAGATTAGAAGCAGGCCATACTTTGGGCGGTCCAAATGGAAAGCAACATATCGGTATTTTTGACGATGAGGCTAGTGCCGCAGAAGCATATAAGACTGCTATGAAAAAACCAGATGGCGTTTTACTTTCATTCTCAATGGGAACTCTTTACGCAAAATCTAAGTTCTCTTTTCAATATGAAGAAACACAGGGTAAACTAGCAAAAATTAAAGCATAATCATGATAAACTTCGAAGACTTTTTATCGGAAGGCAAGAAATTGCAAATCAAAAGAAAATATACAGAGAACCACCCTGCTCAAACTGTAGGTAAAACTGCTAATGTAAGAAATGCAGTCCTACAAGCTATTAAAGACGGTGTAGTGACAAGAGAAGAGTTTAACAAGATTCTTTCCGAATTATCTACTAGTTCAAGCCAATGGGCTTCTAGAAATAGAAAGTACTTTAATGTTTCTGAAGAGGGTGTAAAGCTTTCAAAATGGGGTCGTAGAATTCTAGCTGAACTAGATGAAACTCCTAAAGCTGCTGAAGTATTTGAGGCTACGGTAGAAATGGACGCTTTAGATCCAGATAATAAAGATTTCTTAAAATTCTTAAAGAAGAATAGAGTTAAGATTATCAATAAAGTAATGGACGGTCCAGGTGGTGGTACTCCAGTTATCACAATGCAGGGTAAGAGAAAAGATCTTGAAAAAGTATTAGCAGATCCAGAACTTGGATGGGACGATCCAGAACTTGGAGAGTATATCGAAGAGTCAGTAGTTAATGAGAAGATCAAAGTTACAAAATCTGATTGGCCTAATGCTGTTGTTAAATATAAAGGTAAGAAATACGAAATAGAATTTGACGATTATGATGTGATTGATGACCACGGTAATGAGGGTAAAGATCTTTATTTCATGGGAGTAGATCAAGAAGGTGGTAATTGGGAAGTTGACGTATATGCTGATTATAGAGATGAGGTAGAAGATATTCATTGGGACACTTTAATTTACAAAGGTATTGATGAATCAGTAGTTAATGAAGCTAAATTCGTAAAAGATTTTGATAAAGCAGTTTTAGATGCTGAAACAGAAAAAGATGTTTTAAAAGTATATCCTAAAGCTGAATTTTATGTAGGTAAAATGTCACATTTCTTTGGAGAACTAGAACCAAACTTATTCTTTAAAGCTTATTATGCTAAATACTACAAACAAGACACTGGTAAATCAATTAAAGGTGATTTTAAAATTACTACGGTTTACTCAGAAAAAGGTAGCAGATATGTAAATCTACATGTTGAAGAATCTGCAATCACTGAAAACTATGAAGTTATTTATAGTGACGGTGTAAGTGCTATGAAAAAGTTTAGAAACGAGAAACAAGCACTAGACTTCATGAAGAAAACTATCGCTTCTAATAAAAAACTAAGAGATATTGCAGTCTACAAACCAGGCATGCATTCAACTACTCAAACTGAATTAGTTGTTAAATTCTGGGGAGACGGCTCTTACCTAGATAACGTATCCAAAAGAGATAAAAATTTAGCTGCTAAAAAACTAGAAGAAAATACAAATATGAAAAGTGAAATAAATTTATTCGAATCATTTAGCGACTTCGTTGGAGCTAACTTTCTTAACGAAGCAATCAAATCAGCTATATTAAGAACAGTTCTATCAAACGGTAGAGAGGGTAAAGAAGCTAAGAAAAATCTTTCTAATTTAGCTAAAGGTTTTTACAACCTATCTAAAGTAGCTCTTGATAAAATCGAAGATGAAGATTTTATTATTAGCAACGATGTATCAAAGATATTTAAAAACTACGGCGGTTCAAGCCACGTACTTTTCTTTATCTCAGATAACGAGAAAGAAAATCCATACTATGACCATAACAACGGATCATGGAATGACTATAAAATGGTTCCAGGTGGAGGTATTGTATTAGCAGCTATGTCTGGTGACAGACAATTCTATGCTAATGAGTGGTCAAGATGGGCAGGTGCTAGATCCTGGTCTAAACAGAAAAAAGGTGATGTAGACCAAATCGGTATTAACCACAAATATAGAGGTTGGGGCGCATCGGGTCTTAACAACGGTAAGAGAATTGCAGAGATGTCTGATAGAGTTATTGTTATCAACCTAGAACTAATTAGACAAAAGTATTCTACTCAACAGTTAAGAGATGCAAGAAAAGCAGCTAAAGCAGATGCAACAGCATTCAAATCTGATAAAGACTTTAGAGATGCTAACAGAAATAGATACCACAAGATCTTAGCTGATAAAGCGGCAAGTTTACCACTAGATAAAATGGTATCAGATGCAATAGACAAGCTGGCTAAACAAATCTCAGACGGTTTAAAGAAAGGTGAGAAGACTAGATACCAAGAAATTAAAATTGGTGAATCTCCAAAAGGTAAAGAAGTAAAAGCAAAAGATGCATCTCAACACATGTCAAATATCTTAGATGACTATTCTAGGTATGTAGATTACATTAGACAGGCAGAAGAATCTGAGGCTAGATATGGTGAAAAAGAATCTTACTACGAAAGAGAATCTAAGAACTATGCAAAGCAAATTAAAGAAAGAATAAACAAGATTGATAGTTTCGACTACGCTTGGTAATATAATAGAGATATGAAAACAATCCCAACATTCGAACAATTTTTAAACGAAAAGTCATATAGAATGACAGGTATCTACTCGGCCAAAGGTCTTGTAGGTAAAGTAATGCAAGCGTTTAGACAAGAGATTAAAACGATAAAGTACGAAGGTATTAATGTAGTAACTCAAGAAGAAGTTAATAAAGAATGGGCAAAGTTTGAAGACAAAGCCAAAAAGATTATTTTAGATCAAGTAGAA